CGCTTGCACTCCCAGTAACCGAATTGTAGTAGATACTCACAACGTGTCGCGGGATGGAGCAGCCCGGTAGCTCGTCAGGCTCATAACCTGAAGGTCGTAGGTTCAAATCCTACTCCCGCAACCAAAAATACCATATAAGATATCAAAGGCTTAGGCCATTGCAAGGCGCCCCACGGGGCGCTTTTTGCGTTTACAACACAGAACAATACGTTTCTTCGCGATTCCAAAGAGTTACAGCCATTCCGATTTCTTCCGTGCAACACCCATGCGACATGGAGATGGACGAATGTTCGTGGGGCGTTCCGTGTACCAATAAGCTTGACCTCTCGACCCGCGAGAGCTGTCATGTCCTCGAAACCAATTCGGGGACCATCATGCCAAAGACCAACGACGCCGCGCTGGAGGCCTTCATTGCCGCCAAGAACGAGATCGACGCGATGCTGGCGCGGCTGGTGGCGCACAGCGACGACCACTTCGGCTACAGCCCCGAGGAGGTGAATTGGGGCCATGTCGGCACGCTGGACCACTACCGCGCCCGCCTCCACGAGATCACCGACATGGCGTTCCGCGAGGGCGATCACGCACAATAATGAAGATGAATTGAGCATCATGCCGTTGATGTGTAACCTGCCTGAAACGGTGAAGATTAGGGATGTTGTAAAATGGCAGGGGGCTTTGATCGCTTTGATACGATTTTGGTGACGGTCTCGCGCGACGAAGTGGTTACTGGTGACGTATCAGGAGCGCTTTCAGCCTTGAGGCGGTTCATCGAGGAACCTGAAATCGCGAGGCAAATGTTTGAGCGTGTTGATGTCGCATTTCATGGATATGACCAAGATTCACGGGAACTGTTTGAAATCCCAGACGTGCGCAACTTTGTTTATAAGCTCGACAACGATTTTCCTTTTTGGCTTTTCTTCCTGAACAAGCACTGCCTTGGACTTCAAGCCATCTCGTTATGTTTCCTTCCGCCCTTCCTGACACCACAGGGAAAACAGGAGGAGTTTCCAAAGCGAATGGATCAACTCCTCCAAAATCGATGGTTCCCTGCCATGAACCAAATCTGTGAGTATGCCAGTTTTGATGAGGACCAGATTGAAGAGCTAACCGAACGTGTGTTTGTCTACCTTACCGAGGGCCCCTTGCCATTCCATGAAGAGTAATGGCGTGGAATTGCCGTTACGCTGCCACGGTCGCTACGCCATCCAGCCGCACAGCGACGCTGATGGTGCCGTTCCCGGCGGCCTCGGTCGCGATGCCCACCGGGAAGCGCCCAGCGCCCGGCACATTGATGTTCTTTGCCGTGTTGTCCCAAGCCACGCGCGCACCGACCGCCAGAACGGCAGCGGTTGCTTTAGGCAATTTGTAAACACCGACTAGGGCTAGTTCAAGCAGTTCGTCCGGCCCTGCCGAATATGCGACCACCCCGAAGATGTTGCCAGAGAGAAGGCCTTCGCCAGTCAAGGCGCCACCTGCTGGCGCGGGTACCGACAAATAATGTCCGTGCTGGATAAAGTTTTTCATAGTCAGAGCCCTTTCGAGGATTGGATGCGGACCACGGCGATGCGCGCCGTGGTGCCGGTGATCTGGCGGTTGAGGTCGCCCAGCGCGGCCGCCATTTCCGCATCGGTCGCGTAGGTGACCCGCTTGCCATCGTATTCGACCGTGCGGATGCCCTGATAGCGGGCGGCCATCAGGGCATCGCGCCAGGCGGTGAGTTGGGCGAGGTCGGCCATTACGCGCCTGCGTTCTGGAACCAGCCGCGGTGGTCGATGAAGCCTGCGCCGAAGTCCAGGATCACCCGAATTTCCACGCCGTCCACATCCCAACCCGACCGGCTTTCCACCTGCGGACCTTCGTTGCCCGACAAGTAAGCAAACTCGAGGCCGTCGATCTCGCCGGGATCGGCGGTGATATACCAGCGGGTGGCGCTGGACAGGCGGGGTTCCACCACCAGCGACATCGCACCCGAAAACGGGTTCACATCGGCGGCGGTGGCAGGCGCGATGGTCGCCAGCCACTTCTCGGCCACGGTTTCCAGCGCAGGCGGCACCAGCAGGTTCTTGGGCGTCACGCGAATGATGCGCCCGTCGATGCCCTTCTGGGTGCGTAGCGCCAGCCGGGCTGCGGACAGGGTGGCGTCGGAGATCACCGCGCCGCTGGCCGCTTTGTTGCCGTGATCGACATGGAACAGTGCCTTGGTGTCCGACAGGATCGGGCCGTTGCCGCTGTTGGCTTCCAGCAAGGTGACGAGGATCCGCGCCTCGGTCTCGGCGGCCCCCTGGCCCATACGGCGAGCGAGATCGGAAAACGCGCCCAAGTCGTCGTTCACAAGCACCTGCCGGGTGATGCCGATCTTTTTGGCCCAGGTCTCGATCTTGTAGGCTTCGCGTGCCTCCGCCATGGTACCGGCCTTGATCTCCCCGTGCTCGTTCAGCTTTTCCAGCAGCGGGGCCTCGCCCAGCATGATCTTGTTGACCGACCGGAAATCTCGCGCCGAGGTCTGGCGGCCAAGACGGCGGATTCCCGACGGGGCGGCCTGGTAAGCATCGCGCAACACGCGGCCCACAGTGTTGCCGAGGATGATGGGGAAGTCTGAGGTGGTGTGCAGGGCCCGAGTGACGAGCGTCGCGGGCGACAACGCCATGGTGCTTTCGCCGCGCAAGGTCAGCAGTTCCCTGGCCATGTCCACTGGCGTGGCATAGGCATAGCGGCGGGCCGGTTCGGAAAGCTCGTGGCGCGGGTTGATCCGAGCGTAAAGGGCCTCGCCCATCTGACGGGCGCGTAAGGCCGGGTCATCTTGGCTTTCGCCCATCTCGACGCGGACCTGTTCGGTGCGGATGGTAGGCGCGCTGCGGCTGGCCAGCGCCTCGAAGGCTGCACGACGGGCGGTGTCGGCATCGGCGGTGGCGTCGATCTGGCCGTCGATCCACGACTGGTCCAGCCCGGCGATGCGGGCGATGGAGCGGATCTCGGTGTTGATAGCGGCGCGGGTCTGAGTTTCGTGCGGGGTGATGGTATCGGGCATATCGGTCTCCATGCGGATGCGGGCACCCGGGTCAGCCGGGGTGGGGACAAGGGAAATCTCGTGTGGGGTCCAGCGCACGGCGGTCAGCACCCGCGCGCTGTTGTCTGTGGTCTCGGCCCATTCCTCGACCGAATAGCCGACCGAGACATGGCGCAGGATCCCGGACAGCACGTCCTGCCAGAGCGGTTCCACTTCGGGCCGGGCCGAAAACCGGATCAGCGCTGTGCCAATCTGGCCATCGACGGCTGCGGATTGCACGCTGCCCAGAACGTCGCGGACTGCGGATTGGCGATGCGCATCCAGCACGCTGGCCCCTTGCAGACGCGACAGGTCCACGGCCTCCGGCGCAAGGCTGAGGCGTTCCACATACTGGCCAGCCATGTCCCGGCGGCGTACGGGCGCACCGGTGGACCAGATCACCTCGACAGTGCGGGCGTCGCGGTCGGCGCTGGCAGGGGCCAAATCGGCGCGGCGGGTCAGCAGGGTGACTGTGTCATTCATCGGGGATGTCCTCCTTGGCTGCAGGCGGTGTACCGAAACTCAGGCCCAGCGCATCGGTGCGGGCCTTGTCGGCGGCAATCTCGGCATCGACCTGTTCTGCGTCGTAGCCCCGTTCGGAAATCGCCTGCCTGCGGCTTTTTAGCCCGGCATTGATAGCGAGGATCTCTGCCTCGACGTCCTTCTTTGGATCGACGTAATCGAACTTGGGCGGCAGCCATTCGCAGGCGAGATAGGCGGCAGGATCGCGGTCGAAATCGCGGGCAGGCAAATCGCCCGACAGCACGGCCAGCCGTACGAAGCGGTCCCAGACTGGGCGGCAGAACAGGTGCACGACCACGTTGTGCTGCAACTGTTCGACGCGGCGGCGAAACTCGATCAGCCCAGCGCGGATCGAGGAATAGGTCACGCCCTCCAGATCGCCCGAGACCAGTTCATAGGGCAGGCCCATGCCAGCGGCGATGGCGCGGAGGTGGTTCTTGACGAAGGGGCCGTAGGCGTCACTTTCGGTCGGGTTGGAAAAGCGGATGTCGGTGCCAGGCGGCAGGGGGATCAAACTGCCGGGCTCCATTCCAACAGTCAGCGCGCCATTGTTGTTGGTGCCGGTAAGACCGCCCGCTGTGCCGTCGGGATCGGTGATGAAGCCGGTAAACAGGGCCGCTACCTTGGCCTTGACCAGTGCGGCATCCTCAAACTGATCGAGTTCATGCAGGCGCAGCAGAACCGGCGCAAGCCAAGTGATGCCGCGCAATTGACCAGCCGCAAGAGGCTTGAACAGATGCAGGCAATCGGTGGCGGGAAGGCGCAGCGGTTCCAGCCGCAGCGAGGTCAGAGGATCGCCAGGTCGATCCCGCATCACCCAATAGGCGGTGCGCTGCCCAGCGCCGTTGAACTCGATGCCCGCCCGGATGCGTGCGCCACCACCAACGTCACGATGCAGGTCCAGCGGCACCTGTTCCCGGTCCAGAAGGTCGATATGCAGGGGAACGGCAGCGGCATCATTCACCACGCGAAGGCGGGCGAAGCTTTCACCGCCCTCAACCATCGCCCGTACGGCCATGGCCTGCAACCCGTAGAAATCGGCCAGTCCACCGGGATCGGCATGATCGGTCCAGCGCAGCCAAAGCACCTGAAGCCGCTCGCGCACGGCGCGGTCAGGGTGGGTGGATTGCGGCTTGATCCCCGCACCGACGACATTGCCGACCAGGCTGTCCACCGCCGCCGCGACCCACGGGTTGTTCCGCGCATACCACCCGGCCCGCCGTGCCGCCGTCGTCGCCCCCCCGAGGATCGCCGTGTTAAGCCCATCAACCGTCCGCGCCCCCTCCCAACGACGACCACCACCCGCAGCGTCAAACGCACGGGTGCCGGGGCGACCGAATAGGCGATGGAACAGGTGGCGCATGCGGGGAGAATCGCATGGCAGGGGGCGGGCAAGCTATTGGGAATGTTTTGGAATGATCCATTGTGAAGTGTAGTTCCGATCTGATAACCTGATTTCAAGCCGGTAGTGCCACGATAACAGCGCTCAAAATATATTGAGCAGGGAGAGGGTCAATTGAATAAGGCGTCCATGCTTGTATTCCGGCGCATTACGTCGGCAGATTTTTTCAATATCTATAAAGAACGCGGCGCAGAACCGGGTGGCGGCGGTCAGTCCTACATCGATGTGGATACAAGCGGTGTTTCTTTAGCTGATTGGTCTGGTTTCTTTGTGGGCATCACCCCGAAGTTGATGGCCCAGAATTTTCCTCAATGGACATTCAAAGTTCAGAGTCTGAGTTTGCTTACCGAGCAATCACTCAAAATAAGTCAACGACGCGGCACGACAGTTAGTATACGTGAGCAAAAGCTAGCGAGCCGGAAGTCCAACAGAGTACATGCGTGGCACCCGGAAAAGACCGGATTTCCGAGTCCCAAGGGCACGCTTGCAAGTTCCTCTGATCCTCAAATAGCACCGCTCATCAAAGGTCTTGTGGTCTTCATTATTCGTGCGACGGATGGAACGTACTGGGCGGGATGGATGAGAGAACAAGATCGGCCATTGGCCTGGTCAATCCCTCGCGTTCTCGACCCACTGTTTGCCGATGACGATGGAATCATTCGATTTTCGAACGCTCTGGACTTTGATGAGACCAATCTACATTGGCCATTCATTATTTCTGGAGCGTCAGTTAGCACCTCGGGGACAACGCCTTCCGGCCCCTTGATTTCCGGCCCGCCGCCGATTGGGCCAGCACCCTCCAGTGCGGCATCCGCTTCTGGAACTGTCTTGCCAAAGAATACGCCGAAGAAGCAGCAAAAGTTCCGAGAAATGACTGAGGCGGAAGCAGCAACCGTGCTTTTTGATGCCGACTACAGTGCCGCTGCACCAGCCGTCAAAGTGGTGATCACCAAAGTCCGAGAAAGAAACCAGAAGGCGGTTCGAGCACTCAAGGAACTGTACGGAGAGTGCCAAATTACGGGGTCTAAGTATGCTTTTAAGAAAGCAGATGGTAAGCCTTATCTCGAAGTCCATCACCTCATACCGCTTGGTCTTGGCGGAGCCGATGCGCCTGCAAATTTGGTTGTCGTAAGTGCTCACATTCACCGGATGCTACACTATGCCGAAGTGACGGGTCTCGACCTTGCAAATATAACAGGCCATGAACTTGCAATTGAGATCAATGGTGAAGCTCATGTAATCCGGTGGCGACCTGACCATTATGCCACGATCATCGATGCAGAATGAAGCTTATTTTGTTATTTTAAAGAGATACTCCTCGACAGTCCCACCCTCGCCACCGACATTGCTCTTGAACCTTTGGTGTATGAGGCACTCGAATTCCACGTGTCCAAACTCAGAGAAAAGCTGCATTAGCTCCTCTTTGCTTAGAAGCCCATCTTCGCTGTAGCTAATCAAAAAGGTTTGACACTGCATTCCGCCAATGATCTTTCTGAACGAGTCCCGCACTCGGACCTTTGAACAAAAATCAGAATACTGGTCACGCCAAGGCCTTAACCCACTCACACCAACGGCCTCTGGGGCGTCACCCCGAGCGACTGTTTCAATAATATGGTAGTTAGCCGCATACTGTCGTTTCATATAGGGCGGATCAATATAGCATAAATCTGCTGCAATTGATGGCGCAAGATCCTCGGCTTGGCCTTGGTATACGAGATGATCAGTGGATATACCCCACAAAAACGTCGAAGGGCGCAATGAAAGCTGGGCTAGGGAGGAATTGCTCCAGGTCGAGCGATAGTGTCCGTAGGTTCCAGCAATATTCGCCACGCGATTAGATGCTAGCACCAAGTCATGCCGCAGAAGGGAGTTCTCGAGGTCCGTAATTTTTCCGAGGTCGCGCCACTCATTTAATTGTTGAGTTATAGCATCGATCGCTGCCGCGTTTGCCGGTGAAAAATACATCCGTGGCCGTTCGCCATTATTGGGTTGGCCCTCGGGAGAGTATTCGCGGAAGAAAAGACCATGCGCGCCTGGGAGCGAATCCAGTTGTTTAAGTACTTCGATGTAGCCATTCTGAGAGACAGCGGCGAAAGTTGGGGGACGGTCGAGCTTAAGCCGAACACATGCGTGGTGGAATGAATACGACATCATATCAGAAGCGACCACGCGATAGCCTGCCACCCGCAGGGCTTCGGATACACTTGCAGTGCCACACATGAGATCCGCGACAACGGCACCCTCAGGCACTATACCGCGTATGCGTTCGACAAGAGGACGTAGGAGACGCGATTTATTCCCGATGTAGCGATAGGACATTCAGTCGACCCACCGTGGGATGACGCGCGAACGACTAGCTAACTGCAATGCGCGGATTGGTTCAAGCGACTCTGCTTGACCAAGAACACTCTCAACCCACAAATAAGAGCTTTCGTCGAAGCCAAACTGAGCCGCAACAAGGCCTTCAATTTTCACATCAAGATTCATTGTCAATTCACCCTTTGCAAGAGCAGTGTCCACTAGGGCCGCAATCGCCTTCGCCTGCTTCCAGCTTTCGGTTCCATGTAGTGGTAGCGGAATTGGCAATCCAGAAATAACCTTCTGAGTTATGTAAGGATGTGACCGCCATTCATTGTCACCATTTGTCCGGAGATGATACGCAAGAAGAGTGCGCGACCCCAATACACCTAAGCAATAAGAAAGGAAAAAGGAGGGCACGTCTATTGCTGGGTTCTCAAAGTAGTGAAACACGACTTGATTTGTCATGCTTGGCTGGTTGACGATGGCTGCTTTTATTCCAACTCCAGTCTTTCTGATCAGTAGCCTTCGAAGGCTGTAAACATCTTGGGATTTGTAGTTTATGCCGCTAACACATTTTTCAATGTAACGACTGGGTGAAGCAAAGTATCGACCAACATCCTCTCCGACAAGAAAGGGAAAAGCATCTACACTTCCTAGTTCATTTTTCACAATTTGCGCCTTGTGAAATTCGAGCGAACTAGCTGTGTGACCGCAATTGGAGCAGGTCAGGCTTTCTTTCTTGGATGCGGGTCGTGAAAAATCGCAAGCGGGGCAGACGTCTACATGTCCAAACTTCGACAGCTCCACTCCGCGCCCTGAACACAGCCATTGTGTCCAGTCAGAACGCCTCGTCGTGTAAGCGTGAATTTGCGCGTCTTCGGATATTGCACTGTCGACGTCCCAGCGTCCAAACAGATCGTTCTGAAATCTGGATTGGGGCAGGAGGTGTGACTTTGCCCGTCTGACCTCATCTAGGTTTTTTCTCCCAGAAAGCACTGCGGAGCGATCTTCTCTGTTGAGTCGGAGTGTTTCAACTTGATGGTCGTTTCCCGGAGGAGCTTTTCTGACAATGACAATTGCCGTGCCCCGGAAAACGTCAGGAAAGAAACCTTCCCCAAGGCGTGCGATAAACGCTATCTGGGTACTGGTGTGCAGGTACTCTCGCATGCGTGCATGTTCAGGCAAAAAAATTGAATCTGGGATAATGAACGCGGCAGTTCCGGAAGGGCGAAGGTTGTGTAGGGTCGCTTCGACAAACAGATTCCAGCTGTCGAACTGACCCTTGGCAAAGCTGTAGCCAATAGCGCTAAGCTGCTCTCGCGATGCGTTTAGGTCAGCTCCCCACGGAGGGTTTGCGATCACGCCGTCGATATTCTTCTTGCCAAATATCTGGGCCCAAGACGGGATGCTTAATTCGTTCGTGAAACCTAGAGCATCGCAATTTTGAAAGAGAAAGCGCCCCTGTAACGTCTTCTTCAAAGCGAGATCGATTGCAGATCGATCTACGTCGATCCCGAGCAGCGTCGTGCTGGGTATGTTTGCATGCACGGCACGCAACAGCTCACCGTCACCACACGCAGGGTCGCAAACAACCGCGTTCGAGGGAAGTGACCCCATTTCAATGAAGAGACGCGCAACCCAATCTGCAAGGCTGGCTGGTGTATAAACCGCGCCTAGGTTTTTGTCCGCAAACTGGCGGCCATTTTCGACCTGAGGCGAAATGGTGTTTTGCATGGTCAGCATGAAAAGGAGCCAATTCTTTTGTAGTAGGAAGTTCGAAGATCGAGTGGTCACATGGAGTAGCCGCACAAGATATGGACTATCCCATCCATCGGGACCTTATCAAGCTTTGCTTTCCGGTATCGTGCCTCTGTGGGCGGTTGTTTCCCGTTGTCAACGCCTCCGCTTCCTCGTTTAGCCGCATTCCCATGCTGATCAGGCCATGCAGGGCGGCGTCGGCGTAGACGAAGGTGTCCAGCGCCTCGTTACGTTCACCGTCGCGCTTGGGTTGCCAGGAGCGGATAGGGCGGCCCTTCTCGAAGCGGGTGACGACTCGTTCGGCGGTCAGCTGGCGAAAGTAGTCCGCATCGAGGCGGCGGGGGAAGTGGATGGCGCCGGGGCCGGGTTCGGTCAGCTTCAGGCGGGCGTAGACGGCGTCCTTCACGGAATCCACCCCGACGATGAACAGCGGAATCTTGCCCTTGTTGGTGCGGGTGGGGCGGCGTGGCCAGACGGGAATGCCGGGGCCGCCACGTCCCTTGATCGCCCAGAAGCGCCGGGCGAGGCGGGTGCGGCAGAATTCGTAAGCCATCTTGGTGTGGTGACCGCCGGTGTCGATGGCGGCGGCACGCACGGGCAGGTCGCCATAGGTGCCGTTCAGCACGCCATCGAGATCAGACCAGAGACGCGGGCCGGAAGGGTCGCCCCACAGCACGCGGTAGTCGATGACCCACGCCTCTTCATCTCGGCCCCAGCCGACTACTTGCACTTCGATCCGGTCGCCCTGCACGTCGACACCCGCTGTCAACACAGCCACGCCGGGTGCGAGGTCTTGGCCCCAATCCTCACGCCGAGCCATAAGCGGGTCGGCAGGGACGGTATCGCCTGCCTGGTCCTCCCAAGACTCGCCCAGCTTGGTGTTGACCCAGACTTGTAGCCGGGCAGGATCCTTGGCGACGCGCGCATGATCCAGTGCGATTTCGGCCCATGTTTCCCACGGCGAATAGAGCGACGACAGGTGAAACCCCGCAGTACGGCCATCGCCCAGCGCGGTTGACCGCCATTCACCAGCGACCAGAAGCCGGGGTTTTTCGTGTTCATGATGCACGCCTCCGCAGGCATCGCAGATCATATAGGCGGCGTCGCGCTGCCCCTCGGGCCATCGGATGCGCGCCCATGTGATCGGAGCCATGTCGCCGCAATGCTGGCAGGGCACGTGGAAATACCTCTGGTCGCTGTCGAGATAGGCGGCTTCGATGCGGGAATGGCCTTTCAGGGTGGGCGTGGAGACCATGTAAATCTTGCGTCGCCCCCGGAAGGTGGTGGTGCGCTGGATCGCCAGATCAACGGGATCACCCTCGCCATCGGCATCGCCGGGATAGCCGTCCACCTCGTCGAGGAACAGGTAGCGCACCGGGGTGGATCGCAGGCCGACGGCGCTGTTCGCCCCGGTCATCACGAGCTGGCCGCCGGGGAAGGCTTTGCGGAACAGGCTGTTTCCGGCATCGCGCGACCTTGGGGCCGAGACCAGATCGCGCAGGGCCGGGGTGGCCTCGATCAGCGGATCAATCCGGACAGTGGTGTTGCGCCGCACCATGTCGAGCGAGGGCATGACCAACATGGCGATGCCTGGGGCGTTCTGGATGATGTAGCCCAGCCAGTTCAGCCCTGCCTCGGACCCACCCGTCTGCGCGCCCTTCATCAGCACCACCCGTTCATAGGGGCTGGAGGTGGACAGCGCATCCATGACGGCGCGCAGATAGGGCGTGCGATCCGTGCGCCAGCGCCCCGGTTCTGCTGACGTGGGCGGCAGGATGCGATTGCGGTCGGCCCAGTCCGACACCGGGATCGGCGGTTCGGGCCGGATGCCACGCCGCCAGGCGAGATCAATCTCAGGCACCATCGCCGAAACTCCCCAACGGCATGTCGGCCAGATATTCCAGATGCTCGCGCATCATTCGGTCGAGAGCTGCGAAGGTCGCGCGCGGATCGGCCCCGACTTCGGCGGCCAGCAGGGGGGCGGTGCGCTGGACCCATGCCATGTGCGCGTCGCGTTCGGCGCGGGCGCGGGCAAACACCGTACGGGTGGCGGCAACGGTTTCAATCAATTGACCCTGCTCTCGTTCAAACGCCAGCTTGGCACGCTGCACTTTGACGATTTCATGCATACGCTTCGCTTCGGCCAGCGTGATGCCACTGCGGGCAGGGGCGACCGTGCCACCCTTGTTGCGGCGAGAGGGATCAAGGTTGTCCTCGATCCATGCCAGGCCCAGCGCCACGTCGATCTGACCATCAGCGCGCACCGGCAGACCCTCGGCCACCAGTTGTGAGATGCGTCCCTTGGTCAAACCGACACGTGTGGCGAAAGCGGTCTTGCTCTCTGAAGTGTTGAGTTTAGTCAATTCCGCCCCCTGACGCTGGACGGGTCATGCGCTGTGCTCCCCCGCATACAAATCGGCCCAAAAGGAACCACCGCTTTCCCGACCCTTGCCAAACTGTCTGGCTTGACGTGCCCGTGCATCGTGGCGTCGCCGCGCGAACGCAACCGTGGGTCCGGGTTGCGCCAGTGTGGGTCCGGGTTGGGTCCGGGTTTGTGTGCGCTGCAACCCGTTGAAATTGTTGAGTGGGTCCG